TCAGTTCTTTCAAGAGGCTTTTTATTTCAAAGACTTCATCCTTCAAGTTATTTATGTCATCTACAACAGAGTTAAATTTGTTGGTAAATGATTGTTTATTGGGAATTTCTGTGTTGATGATAGCACCCGTGGAAGGGTCACGATATAGTGCTTCGTGACCCTTTACTTTTAAATAATTATTCATTAGTATGAAGCGACTGCCCTTAGATCTTGTACCTTAGGGACGTATGCTGGATCTGCGGTTTGCATAACAATCTTCACCGCAAATGAACTAAAGTTTTGCAGATTTGCAGCACTATACTTTAATTCTTGATATGACTTTTGCTCTTCAAATTCTCCAGAAATTGAATTTGCTGCAGTTGCAATTTCATCAACATCTGGATTGCCATTTGTGTTAAATGCTACCCAGTTAATATCTTCAAAGTTTTCTTGAGATGAAGACTTCTTAGTTTTGTAGAAAACTTTTACATTTTCTACATCCTTGAGATTAACTGTCAATCTAACATCAATTGATGTCCCATCAGAATTCAAAGAAATTTCTTTTGTCACATATTTTGCAATAGAAGAACTATTCTTAGAACTTGTTTCTTCAACAAAATCAATACCATTCTCAAATGTCATAGAAGAAACTTTAATAAATTGTAGATCTCCTGTTGCCAAGTTATCTCTGAAGATTAAATCATTTACTCTAAAAATGTCATTACTTTGATTATCAATAATGCTATTTCTAGAATAGTCGCTTCCTACTGTAATTTGTGAAGTAAAATCTCCATTAATTGGATGCTTATCATTTTCAACAATTAATTCACCAGATTCGGAATCCCAATAAATTACTTTACCTGATATTTTATTGTCATACTTGGTTGTAGTATCACTTGGATTTATTGCAACTATAGTAGATCCAATATTAAATGTCTGAACAATTTCAGTAACACCCAGTTCGGAAATTCCAACAATTACGTTATTATCAGAACCACCAAAATACTTTGGATTATAAAAATCTCCTCCAGATTGAGACTGTGATGAGAAGAACAATTCTTCATTTGCTTCAAATGTATTAATGCTAGTTAATCTAATCCACACCGTGTTATTAGAATACTTAACTACTTCTCCCTTTGCCTTAGAAGATAATCCCTCTACAGTTTGATTTAAATTAACATCATTTGTATCATTACCAGTAATAGTAAATGAATAAATTGGGAAGAAAGATAATTTTTGATATCTATTTCCAAAACGATCTTCGGATCCAGTAGAATTTTCAACACGATTGCTAGAAAGTTTAACCGAAGAAGAACTAATATCTATTACTGGAGATAAGTAGGATACATTAGATGTTAGTTCAATCTTGTAAGTTAATGATGTATCTAAATCATTAAGTGTGCTGTTAATGTCTGAAGCAATAACTTTCTGATTTGAGAAAAAATGCTCTTCATTTAAGAAAGTTTTTTCGTAATCGGAAACTGAATATGAAGTGTAATTTTGAGTATTTGAATCTACTGGAATTATATTAGTAGTCTTTACAAAAGAATTAATTGAAGTTCCTTCTGACTGAATATAATTTAGATGTGCATAAAGCTTTTCATATTTTCTATTATGAGAAGCAATTACAAAGTTTCCTCCACCAGAAACACTACTTCCTGCCCTATATGGAACTTGAATATTATAAGTATCAACTCCAGAATTCATAACTTGGAAAAGTGACGAATTTAAAGTAGAACTAGTAATTCCACCAACATCAATAGCATTATCGTAGAAAACATACGATTTTCCGCTATCTTCAAATCCATGATCTCTATGTGTAATCTTCAAGATAGAATTATTATTTTTAAATAACTTAGAAGTTGCAGTTGAATTAGATCTTGTTGATGTTTCAATTGGATCTGCTTGTAATCTTTCATATCCAAGAGATTTGTTGTTTAAGAACAATTCCGCTTTTCTACTAATATCAAACTCTGCTCTATACAAAGAGAATTTAATATCCTCAAATAAATCTTCTGTCCAGTTATCAATATTTTGAGACTTGTATAAAGAACCAAGAGCAGGTTGGGTTGTTACTGTGATGCTGGTAGCAATATCCGATTCTCCTAGTTTAGATGCCCACAATTGATAATCAGTTGAGTCCGTTTCAATTACTAGAGCGTATTGTGAGTTGTTCTGTAAGTACACAGGATTTTTAAAGTTAAATCTAGTAGCAGTAATAGAATCAACTACGCCAAAATTATCAAAATCGTCAACAGCAACACCCATTATAACGGCTGGGTTATTAATCTCTATCTTTGCTTTTACAACTGCTCCAGATGATCCAGCACCAGTACCTTTAATAACAACAGATGGATTTTCTGTATAACCGCTTCCAGCAAGGGTTATTTCTGTATCATATATCTTTCCATCAGAAACTTTGCAGACAGCAGCTGCAGTACTTCCTCCAGGCAACTGAGGACTCTCTATGGTTAGAATAGCACTCTCATACTTGCTTCCAGTAGAAGTAATAGTCAACTCTGAAATTTTTCCAGAATCTTTAGCAATTCTTAGAGTCAAACTAGTAGAGTTTTGATTGTTTGAAGTAGTTAAAAATTCTGTACTTAGTATTTCATCTTGTAAGAAAGAAACTCCATTGTGGTTTGAAAGAACAAAAGTATAAACTTGTTCATTTGACAAATTAATTCTTCCATCAGCAAGAGGAGTAATTTCTACATTATTTTTGTCATAGATCTTTTGTAGAGGACCAGATGCACCAGACTTAGATCCATTAACTAATTCCCCTACTTTGACTGCTAAATTACCACTAGCATAAACTCTTAGTTTTGTTTCTGGATTTAGAACACTTTCTGTTCCAGGAATAATATTTTTTGCTGGTTTGCCAAGATCAACATTAGTCAAGTAAACTCTTACTGGAACATTTGAACTCTTTTTATTAAAGAATAAATCAACACCAGTAGCAAATACACCTCCAGAATAGTTTTCAATCTTGAAAGTTTGTGCTAGTGGATTTGGTTTAATTTCAATATCAGTATTGCTATCAACTAATTGTACACCTTCATTTGCTTTAAAGTATGATGGTTTGGTTGAAATAATAGATGCTGGATTTTCTGGTAGAATACCAGTTGCATAATACTTAACCTCGGTATATGTATCTACTGTATTTTTATCTGCATCTACAGAACTAGATGTAAATCTAATGGTTTTTTCTCCAGTAGTAAATCTTAATTCATCTGAATTAATATCATACGAAACTGTTTCAATATCATTAGTCCAAGAAGTTCCTTCAATTGGTGGATACCCTGCAGGAATTATTAAAATTCCACTAGCATTTCCATTTTCATCTGTAATAATTGGTCTTCCAAATGCAGATGGAGAGTTTCCAGCAATTCCAGTAAATCTAGCATCTGGATTAACCCATCTTCCAATATCTTTTCCTTCCATGAAAACAAAAACTTGAGTTTCTGGTTTCATTCTTCTGATTACATATTTTACCTCATTACTTCTAGCAAATAATTGAACTGAATTTGCAACTGTCTTTTTGCCAATAGTTTTCTTATCAATACCCTGAGCTAGTTCATAGTTTTGGGGAGTAATATTTGAACTACTTGATACAAGTGCCATTTCAACAGTAGCACCAGATCTTTCGCTATCTATAGAAGTGAGTGGATTAATATTGTAGAATACTCTATCAGTTCCTACCCAATTAATAATAAAGTTATTATAGATGCTAGAGAATCCTTCGTAAATATCTTCTTTAGCAGAGAAAATGGAAAATAATCCAGTATTGTCATTAACAACAATTGGTTGCACAAAATTATCGTACCACGAATCAATCTGTGGTGATAGTTCTCCATCTCCAGCATATTGAATAACAACAAATGGATTTGGATTAATTGTTTTTGTCGCAAATTGATTGTTAACGAGATTTAGATTAGTAAATGGTAAAGTTACGATTCCATTATTGTTTACATAACCATACAAAGATCTTTCATCATTAGTTGAATATAGTTCTTTGAGTAAAATTGAATCTTCTTTAACCTGTGGTCTAAGAACTGATTGTTGAGTATCAATAGAGCACTTATAGTCAATTGATCTTAGATTACCGACTTTATGAGTTTCAAAATTGTCAACAATAAATCCACTCTTAAATCTATCTAATCCAATTTCATCCTTAACTTGCATATTCAACGCTTGCTGTTCTAGGATGCTTAAAGTTGTGTAATGCTCAAGACGTTCAATTCTCTTTTCAAGCTTACCGATATCTCTCATCGTGTAACGCTTATTATCTACAGGAATTATCTTTACATCTTTACTAGAAATCGTATAAGAAGGTACATAGATGTAATATAAAGGAATACTATCATCAACTGTTTCTGGTTTTGCTGGATTTAGAGAAGAGTTTCCTTCTTTGATTAAGAATTCTCCTTTCTTTGTCAAAAACACACCATCAATTCTATCAAGATATTGAGATTCGCTGA